CTATGTTGTTAAGTAAAGTGTTAGGCGTTATTAATAACAGCGTATCACCTTTCTTAGTTTTCTCCATTAGGTCTATTTCAATCCAATCCTCTCCATACTTCGGAACATGAAACAATATATCATCTAAATAGCCTTTGTTCTTTTGTTCATTCATACACTCCTCTTCTGTCGTAAATACCCAGAACTCGAAAGGGTCTTCTATTTGCTTCTTTGCTTGGGTGTATAACGCATTGACTTGTGTCTGCGTATAATTATTTTCTAACAGATTTGCTACTAGGATTATCATGCCAAAGTCTCAATAATTTCTCATCTTGTAATTCATCAATTTTAATTTGTCCTTCATTGTTCGGAGTATTGTCTACATTGAACAAACAAATTTTACATTCTTCTCTATATTTATGTGTCTCCAAATCATCAGGATATTCTTTTCCTCGGTTATAACTATACACCCAATCATATGGAATGTTATTCCAAAAGTCTCTTTGTCGCCAAAAGTGATAGTTATCAGTGCCTTTATAGAATGTTCTAAATATTTGTTGATCTTCTTCCATTGCTTCCCAGAATATATGTTCTGCCTGATCTCGGTTCCAACACATCATACTAGAGTTATATTGTGTTCCTCTAATGTCTATAAACAATCTTTCGTGAACATGTTGTGGATTATCCCATTTAGAATATATCATTCTAGGTTTCAATGCTAACTCGTCTAAGTCATCTATGTTATCTTGTATAATAATATCTAAATCAAAGTAACACCATTTACCTATATAACCTAACCAATTGTGAGAGTTGAATACTAAAAATTTTGATCTATCCCAACAATAGTTTTCTATACCAAACCAATGTTTAGGATGTAAAGGTTCTATATCAGGTATAGGTTTTGTATCACACTCTAATCCTTCAGGGTCATCTGTATAACATGTAAACGTGAAGTCTTTCGTATAGTTTTTCTGAACCATACGATATAGATTGTTTACATAGTGTGGTTCGTATTTAGTGCCCCACTTGATGCATACAAAGTTCATCATATTCTTTTGGTATCTCCGGATATTGTTCTTGTCCATTCAATAAACATATTGTATATTCTGGCCTATATTTTCTCCCTGCAAACATATAAGAGTATATCTCGTTTTTAGGAAAATGTGTAAATGTGAACCCTTCATGGAATAAGAATGTATCGTCTCCATGAGGATATTTTCTATGATATTTATGTTCGTTCATACTATAATGACGCCATATATTTGTAGCGTCCTCCCACATCATTACACTAGAGTTGAAGTTAGATAAAGGATGTTTACTATGATAAGGAAACTCTTCTATAGGCATTTCCTTATCTCCTTTGTCTTTCCACCAAGTATAACATATCATAGGGATACCTTGATAGTAATCAAACAAATGATCTATAGGTTTTTGTAGTCTTATATCTAAATCTAAGTATAGTATTGTGCCCAAATCCTTTAGTTGAAACAGTTTGAGCTTTTCCATATTACCAGCAGGTTCGTGTTCTAGATACAGTATTCCAATGTCTGGGTGTAGATCTTTAGGGTCATCTGTTACACAAACATAGTTAAACTTGCCTTCTGTATGTTCGTAGATGGAATTCACATCACTTGCGTCATATTTATCACCATACTTTAATGTCAAGATTGTTTTCATTTTAAACTCCTTTTATTTATAAATAAGAGAAAGAGAGTATAAGCAGTCTATGGCAACAATAAATAATCTAGTTATTGATCAAGGAACCACGTTTAGTATGGACCTAAACGTTACGAATGACGATGGCACAGCTAAAGATTTAGCAAACTATAGCGTTGCAGCACAGATAAGAAAGTCTTATGGTGCTACAACGAAAGTAGATTTTACAACAGCTAAAGTAGATGCTAGTGGTAAGATTACTTTATCATTGACTGCAGCACAAACCTCTGCGTTAAAAGCAGGAAGATTTGTATATGATTGTGAGATCACAGCAACAAGTCCTGCAGAAACGTTAAGAATAATCGAGGGTATAATAACTGTAACACCAGAAGTTACAAGATAAGGAGAATAAATGGCTACTGTATCTACAAACGCAAGTCCTAAAATATCAGTAAGTATAGGTTCAGCAAGAGTAGTAACAAGTGCAACTCCGCAGTCTCAGTTTGCAACAGCAACAACACTTGAAAATTTATCAGGTGTGGACACCTCAGGAGTTCAAAATGGATATACTTTAGTTTATGATGCAACAACAGGAAACTTTCAGGCTAAACCTGCTAGTGATGTTGCAGCTAATGTGACTGCTATAGACGGCGGAACATTTTAAAAAACATTAATAGGAGAAAATAATGTCAACAACTATTCAGATTAAAAGAAGCACAGGCTCAGCAGCCCCAGGCGCTTCTGATTTGGTTGAAGGCGAATTAGCGTATGCTGAGGATAGATCCGGTGACGGTGCTTCCGCCATACTTTATATCTCTTCTATAGACTCAGGGTCTTCAGAAGTTATACAAAAGATTGGTGGTAAGTATTATACAGACATTATTGATGGAGCAACCAACGCAAATACTGCTAGTAAGCTCGTAAAAAGAGATTCTAATGGAGACATAATTGTAGGAAAAGTTAATTTCGGCAATATGTATTCAACAGAAGGCGACTTACCTAGTGCTTCTACATACCACGGTATGTTTGCACACGTTCATGGAACAGGTAGGTTCTATGGTAGTCATGCTAATGCTTGGCACAAATTATTAGATGAATCTACATTTGCATCTTCAGGTGTATTTGTTGATGAAGATAATATGGCAAGTAACAGTGCTACCAAAGTCCCATCACAACAATCAGTTAAGGCTTATGTAGATGCTACAGCAGCAGCTTCTTTTGACTTAGACTTTAGTGGTGATTCAGGCTCAGGAGTTATTGAACAAGCAGAAACTTTTGCTATTACAGGTGATACAGGTATTACAACAGCTGCATCAGGCAATGGATTAACTATTGACCTAGATGATACAGCAGTTACAGCAGGGTCATATGGTGGCTCAACTGCTATTCCTGTTCTAACTGTAGACGCACAAGGACGTATTACATCAGCTTCAACAGCAAGTATCAGTTCTTCATTAACCATTGCAGCAGATAGTGGTTCTAATGATACTGTTACAATAGGAACAGACACTTTAACTTTCGAGGGAACAGCCAACGAAATTGAAACAACTGTTTCAGACAACAAAATAAACATAGGATTACCTAGTAACGTAACTATTGCAGGTAACCTAACAGTTAGTGGAACAACCACTACTGTAAACTCAACAACTTTAAGTGTTGCAGACCCACTTATTATATTAGCATCAGGCAACAACGGCGCAGACGCAGTTGATATTGGTCTTTACGGCTTATATGATAGTTCAGGTTCACAAGACTTATACTCAGGTTTCTTTAGAGATGCCTCAGACTCAGGTAAATGGAAGTTATTTAAAGACTTACAAGCAGCTCCAACAACTACTGTAAACACAGGTGGCACAGGTTATACTGTTGGCACATTGGTAGCTAACATAGAATCTTCTAGTGCTACTATTACAGGCGGAACAATTACAGGTATTACTGATCTTGTAGTTGCAGATGGTGGAACAGGCGCAGGTTCATTTACAAGTAAAGGTATTATCTATGGTAACGGCACAGGAGCTTTACAAGTTACAGCAGCAGGCACAGAAGGACAAATCCTACAAGCAGGCTCAGGCGGAACTCCTGAATTTGGTTCCATTGACGGAGGAACATACTAATAAATAATATTAAAGGATATTGAAATGGATGAAAAATTAATTAATGGTTATATAAACAACTTGGCACAGAAGGTTCAAGAATTACAAATGGAGAACATTCTGTTAAAAACAAGAATAGGCATTCTGGAACAAGAAGAGGTTAAAGAACAACCTAAGAAAGAACAGCCTAAGAAAGAAGGATAATAGATGGCAACAGTTATAAAGCCAAAAAGATCTGAAACAAGTGGGAGTGCTCCTACAACATCAGATCTAGTTGCAGGTGAAATTGCAGTTAATACTGCAGATAAAAAGATTTATATTAGAGATTCTAGTAATCAAATCGTAACACTTGCACAGTTTGGAGAGTTTGATCAGAGTTTAATTTACCCTGGTTCCTCCAATGCTGACTTTGGGTCTGTGGCAGATAATACACAAGACGCATTTGGCCAACAACTATTCGTGAACTATGATTGTTTAGGCGATCATACAGCAACGACGCCATCTATTAAGTTCAGACTTGCAACAGAAGACCACGGAGCGCTAAGTTAATGATAAATTTAATTAGGAGACAATAATGCCAACACAGGTTCAATGGAGAAGAGGCACAACTACACAGCATAACTCCTTTACAGGAGCGGCTGGTGAGGTTACCGTTGATACTACCTTAGATACATTAAGAGTTCATGATGGCTCCACTGCTGGCGGTATTAGAATAGCAAAATTTTCTG